GTACCTAGCCGTAATGAACCCGCCCACATTTTGCAAACTCATGGGGTTACCTCAGAATGTGATAGAGCCGGAAGAAGTCCATGTATATACACGGTTCTTATAGCCAAGTCCGGTGGCGAAGGGGGATAGGGCGTTCCATGCAGGAGCGCCGGTAACCGTAAATGTGTTTGCATTACTAGAAACTTCGGCCAAGTACGCGCCGGACGCCGCAGGCAACAAGAAAATTGTGTTTGCGGTCGTTGGAGAAAATGGCGCAGATGGCGTTGTTATCGTGCGAATAACATTTGATACACGAACATTAGACACATAAGCAGTTGCGTATGTAATACCCCAATCCGCGCCAATAGAAAGTGTTGTATTTTGTGCTGAGTTGCTATTGGTGCCCGTTGCAACAGACGACCCGTTTACATACAGAGTGACAGATGAACCGGTTCTAGTTGCTGCAATATAGGTCCACGTATTTACCTGCACAGCCCCCGTGGAAGCAACTAAAGTTGATCCGCCAATTTGAAGCGCCAAATAACCAGTGGTTGCATCAACATAAAAATCAAGCCTGCCCGCATTGCCGCTTGTACCTTGTGCAATTATGGGTTGATAAGCAGAAAAACTAGGAATATAAACCCAAGCCTCAAGAGTGAAATCGCCCGTTGCAGGAATAATCTGCGACCCGCTAGAAACTAGGCGGCTTGAGCCGTTGAAATAAATACTCCCCGACCCCGAGGTGCTTACCGTGGGTGATCCGGTTGTGGATGCCGCCGCAGCGTAGATGTCAGGGTAGGAAAGAATGACGATGCCGGAGCCGCCTGCGCCGCCGGCTACGGCATAAGTCCCTCCGCAACCGCCACCAGTATTTGCGGTTCCGCTATTAGGACCTCCAGTAGCATCCGAATAGGCAGTCCCTCCGCCGCCCGCACCGCCTAGACCTTGAGTCCCAGAGCCAGAACCCCCACCGCCGCCAGAGTAGGTTCTTCGAGTTCCAGAAATATCTGAGGCTATGCCTGCGCCGCCATTCCCGCCACCGCTTGCATTTGAATTTAAACCGGGAGTTCCTGCACCGCCGCCACCTGCGCCATGTGTTGTTCCAGAGGTATTGTTGCCCCCAGCGTTTCCTTGACCAAAAGTGCCCTGCCCTCCGGTCAATGTGGTGGCATGGTTACCACCGGCACCAGAACCGCCAGAAAAAGAAGAGGCCGCAGAAGCGCCGCCACCTAAAGCGGTGATAACGCCAAATACAGAATTTCCGCCCGGAGAGGTGTTATTAGCGCCGCCTGCCCCAACTGTTACCGTAATTGCCGAACCAACAGAAACAGGAATGTTGCCCTGAAGAAGACCGCCGCCGCCACCACCCCCAACATAAGCGCCACCACCACCCGCTACGACAAGGTAGTCAACGGCAAGCGGTTTCTGACCGGGCCATCCACCTTCTCGAATCGCCAATACTTGCTGCTTGAGGGTGAAGATTCCGTTAGGCATACGCCACCTTAGAAAGTGATTGAGCCAGAACTCGTGAACACATACACACGGTATGCCCCGGCAATATAGGTCTGCGGAGAGCCTGTGGTCGAAGAAGCGGGCGCAAGGTATGAAGGATAGCGCAGGACTACGATGCCGGAGCCGCCTGCTGCGCCTGAAGTATTGGTTGTTCCACAGCCACCGCCGCCACCACCTCCGGTATTTGCGGTACCAGTAGTAGCCGCGCTATTTGATCTTGCGCCGTTTCCACCACCGCCACCGCCACCAAATCCACCAATTGCGCCGCTCGCGAATCTTGTGGCACCACCACCGCCACCACCATAAAGGGCGCGGCTTCCTGTCATTGAGGATGCAATTCCGGTGCCGCCATTTCCGCCCAAATCATCAGGGTATGCGCCATATCCTGCGCCACCGGCCGACCCTGCACCGCCACCACCACCGTTTGCGTAGTATCCAAATCCAATAATGGTTCCCGCGCCGCCGCTGTTACCTTGGCCTGCCGTTCCCGCGCCGCCGCCACCTGATCCGCCGGCGCTTCCGTTGGCATTAGTCTGCGAACCACCGCCGCCACCGCCAGTAGCAGTTATGTTCCCGAATACAGAATTTGAGCCGTTTGTTCCGTTTACACCAGAATTTGCGGCTGCGGCTCCGCCACCACCCACGGTTACAGTGATTGAGGTTCCTATGGTTACCGCGTAGCCAACTGCAGACAAAACTCCGCCTGCACCGCCGCCACCGGCTCCAACACCTTCAGAACCACCACCCCCACCTCCGGCGACAACCAAATACTCCACCGTCTGCACGGGGTAGTTAATCCCGTTCAGGGTGGCACTGATAATCCCGCCTACATTACGCAGAGACATATCTGTCTCCTGGTATTAAGAGATTACTTCGTAACTCACCGAGTAGGTGATACCGCTGCCAGTGCCCGAGGTCACGATGATCGACTGGTTTTCCATCAAGTAGATCGCAGTGGTCTTGTCCACCACAACCAACGATGCATCAGCAGGCACCGAGATGGTCGATGCAACCGGGAACGCAGTACCACCAGAAGGGGCAGAGCCTTGCGCCACACCACCGTTGCTGTAAATCGACACTGTGGTGTCCACAGCGTTTGTGCCGTTTACATTGGCCGCGACGATTTGATTGATCTTGAACACCTGATTGCTGCTCGCCGCGTTGGGCAGCAGGACAACAGCCGAGGTGCCCGAGGGCGTCAAAAATGTGGTGGTGCCAAGAATTGAACTGGCGTTGGCGATGTTCGGATTTGCCATGATTTATTCCTTTAAGGTGCTGTTGCGGCCTACAGACCGAACACTATCGAGAAAGCGATGGCGTTGCCTTTGGTCGCAACGGCGCCACTGGTGGGGAGCGTGATGGAGGTGTTGCCCGTCAGGGTGAATGTCGTGGAGAAGTTGCCCGAGAAGGTCAGCGTGTTGGCTGCGTTGTTGGCCACACCCGTACCACCGTTGGCAGGGGCAACCGTGCCCGTGAGGGCAGAGGCAGAAATAACCGAAGTAGCAACCTTAGTAAAGTCACTGCCGTTCCACGCAACGATGGCCTTCTCACCCGACACCAGAGTCACGCCCGTCGTCGGGCCAACGCCCACAATCTTTACAGACTGACTCGTTGATGTGCTGTTAATGATGATGTAGGACTTGCTCGACGCGGGGGCCGTGATCGTCAGCAGACTTGCCGGGTTGCCCGTGCAGTTGATGATCTGATACTGAGCGGAGCCTGTAGCCCCCGAGCCCGCCTGAGAAAGCGTAGACCCGTTGGTGACGGACAGCGTAACTGCCGTCTGGCTTCCGCTGATGGTCTGCGCTCCAGCCACCGACGCATCAACATACTTGGTGATGTAGTCGTTGACGGTGTCGCCCCAAGTGCCAGAGAGTTCCCCAGTGACAGGCAGCGCCATGCCAAGCAGGGAGGTATAGGTGGTCGGCATTTAATGCTCCTAGTCGGTGTCGATGGTCGTCCAAGTGGTGGATTGCGCGGTGACTACATCCTGCCAAGTCGGCGACTGGGTGTTGCCGATATTCTGCCAATTGACGGTCTGCGTGTCATCAATGATTTCCCACAGCGGTCTTCCAGAGATATTGTCGGTTGCCGTTGCAGTTTCCAGCAGTGAAGCCACAAACTGGGCTGCTGCCGCGTTCTCGTCCGTTCCCGTGGCAGTTTCGGCGACTGTCCCGCCAAATGTGGCTTGGGCTTCTGCTGCGTCTGTTCCGGTGGCGGACTCAGAAACAACCCCACTGACCGAGAGATTGGCAACGGCGGCATCAGTTGCGCTTGCGGACTCATCGACCAACCCGTTGAACAGGAAGGCTGACTCAAGCGCATCTGTTCCGGTGGCTGTCTCAGAAATTGTCCCGCCGTAGGTCGGCGTGGCAGAGATGTCGTCTGTGCCGGTGGCTGTTTCTGAAACGTTGGATGCAAAAGTGACTGCTGCTGAAAGGTTGTCTGTGCCGGTAGCGGACTCAGAAACTGCTGCCCCAAAGGTTGCCGCCGCCGAGATGTCATCCGAGCCGGTGGCTGACTCATCAATAGCCGCACCAAGCGTGACCAGGGCGCTGACGAAATCAAGGGCATCGGCTGCATCTGCGACCAATACGCCAAATATGGCGGCTGCGGAGACATTATCCGCGCCCGAAACAGACTCACTGATCGCCGCGCTGAACGTGGCAAGGGCATCAACCGTGTCGGTTCCTGTAGCGGATTCGTCAATGGCTGATGCATAAATAATCCCTGCGACTATGTCGTCAGTGCCGGTAGCAGACTCAGATATGGTGCCTGCGTACGTCGGCGTTGCCGAGATGTCATCTGTGGCAGTTGCCGTTTCAGCAACGGTTGCGGCATGGGTCTGGCTCGCGGAGACAGCATCTGTTGCGGTGATGACTTCGTTGTAGTTAGGACCACCCCAACCACCCGAGCCCCAAGTGCCACCACCCCAGCCTTCTTCGCCAATGAGGCATTCATAAACCGATTCACCCCAACCGGCCTGCCCCCAGGAGCCAGAACCCCAGCCGCCGTCTGCCACATTTCATCCTTAACCGGCAAGGCTGAAGGTGTAGGTCACAGCAAGAATGTCTCCGCTCACCACTGCACGGTCGCCGGGGCTAGAGAAGGCCTTCTCCGAAAACAGCGTGCCCGTCGTGCCGCTCTTAGTGTTGTCCGAAGTCAAGAACGCACCGCCCACAGTGCCGGTGGCGTTGATGTTGAAGTTGGCAGGAGAACCGGAGTTGGTCACCACCGAAGGATTGGCGTTGGTTGCCGCCGTCAGGGTAGCCGTCACGCGATTGGCGTTGCTGTAACCCGTGAACTCAGTCCAACCCTTGGATGACATCGTGTCCGCAGCGTTTGTGGTCACGCCAGGGCCGGTAATCAAACCAAGATACCAAGTCGTGATTTGTGTGGTCGTGGTCAGAGACGTGCCCGCCATGTACTGAAGGCCGACATTGACCACGAGGTTGTCTTCTTCAACAACCCACTTGATGTTGCCGTCCTTGTCACGGCACTCTAGTTTGTAGCGGCCCACAGCCGTGGCCTGCTCTTGGCCTTGCGCTCCGGCGATCAATCCGCTGGCAACGAAGTCGTTGGCCTTGGCAAGTTCGTTACTCATTTAAGGCTCCTATGCAATGCGAATGATCGCGTTGGTGTTGTTGGCAGCAGGAAACTGCACTTCAAAAGACGTGGTAGCGGTCTTATCCGAACCAAAGTCCAAAACACAGACGGTCGGATTTCCGCCGCCAACTTTGTAGATCAGTGCACCACGGCAAGTGAATGCTGCCGGGTTCCACGTGATATTGCTGAAAGACAAATATGCCACCGTATTGTTTGGGTCAGCGCCAGTGGTGGGCTGCACCGAAACAGTCAACGCGTTTCCGCCCGCTACGTAACCTGTACCCGTGATTTCGTTCGTCGTGGTGTACGCAGACGTTGTCGGGCCGATGGTCGCCCCACCCGTGTAGAGCGCCATCTTGAACGTGTCAGTGCTGAAGTTGAACTGGCCAGAGGCCAAGCCCACCTTGAACTGATTGGTCGCGCCTTGCTCGATGGGCATTACTTGACCCCGTTATTCTGCGGCAGCGGAGCCACACGAGCCTGACCACTACGGTACGCATCGCTGCGCTCCAGACCATCACCCAGACGCTTGGCGAGTTGCAGGGCTTCCATGTACTTCTGGTTGTACAGCGCGAGCATGTCCTGCTCACCCTTCATGTAGGTGTACGCCTCAACAAGCGAGCCGTACAGCAGCACCGTGTCGAAGTTATCGCCCAACCACGTGCGGCCATCAGCCGCAACGGTGATGGACTCGGGGTAGTAGTAATAGTGCAACTCGACGCTGTAACTAGCGTCTGGCGTCGGGCCAAGGATGAACGACAACTCGTCTGTGATGACGGGAGAAGGATCGCCAGTCGTCGTAGGCCCGAACAGGGCGTAGTAGCGTGGAATGGCTTTGTCGCTATTCGGGTTAGGGTACGCTTGACGGATAAAGTTCACGTCTTTGTTCAGCAAATACTCGTAGCTGCCGGTAGCGTCGATCACGGCCAGTGAGTACACCGCCAAAAAATCGCCGGGACAGGACAAATACTTGTTGTTCGCCGTGGTGTAGCCCGTGACGTTCTTGCGAAGCGACGGAAACTGCACCGAGTTGTAGATGCGCTGCTCAGCTTGTTGAACGAAAACGGGTATCTGAGCAACGAAATCGCTGCTCGGGTTTTCGGTATACGCCTGGATGGCGTTGCTGAGTTGCGTGTAGTTCACGCCATCGGTCCCCTGGCCATCGTGCCCTTGGTAGCGCAGCCAGTACCACGGATTTTGATACCCGAAGTCTTGGTCGGCTTGTACTCGTTGGAGTGCATGTTGGCCACGGACACGTCCATGCGCAGCGCCTTCTTGATGTCGTCAGCGCCAACAACCGGTGTGGCCACCGGCTTGGGAGTCTTGTAGGTTGCCATGTCAGACACCTTTCTGCTTGCGGCCAGGGTTCATCTGGTTGGCCACCTTGGCCAGACCACGACCCATCTTGAGCATGTCGCTGTTGGTTTTGCCACCAGCACGCATCTTTTTAGCGTGCATGCGCTGCTCGTGCGCCTTGACTTCGGCCTTGGCCACTTTCTTCATCGCATCCATTTTTCGCTCCTATGCCACCGCGTAGCGGTTTGACTTACTCTTGTTGACCACCGCAGGTATGACCTGCACATTTTGCGGCACATGCAGCCCCGACACAAGCGTTCCGTGCAGTGGGATGATGTGATCGACTTGCCACGAAAAACCAAAAAGCTGTGTCCGCTTAGCTGCCAGTTCGTACGCTTCCTCAAGCATCCACAGGTCTTCTGTAGTTAACCAAGAAGGCGTACGTCGCTCTCTAGACAACACATAGGCTTTTGACTTGGCGTTAAGTTTTGGCTTGTTGGCTGCTGCGTACTGTCTGTTCCACGCCTTTACTTTTTCCGGGTTTGCTGTGTGGTACGCCCGAATACGCGCCCGTTCGGCTTCACGGTAGTTTTCACTCTCTGCCAACTGGTGGTACTTACCCTTTACGTACGCGCGGTGGCAGTCTCTACACCACCAAAAAAAGCCATCCTTAGACCCCTTCTTTTTGTAGAAGGCATCAAAAGGTTTTGTTTCTTGGCAACGGTTGCAGCACTTCATGTCGTTTGCACCACAACTGTACCAATTTGAATCGTTAACACCAAGTTATTTGGCGTCAAACCTGCATCAGGGCCACGTGAACCACCAACCGGATTCCAACCCCACTGGAAGTCACGACTGCCTTCACTTGGGAAACCAACCGCCTCCTGCGTGTTTGCCGTTGTGTCCACGATCTGTAGCCCTGTATTGCCAGACTGCACGTAACTTAAATCAGGACGCGGATCACGCAAACCTTGCGGGTCATCAACCGGGTACATGCCTAACTGCAACTGTGGCTGATCCGGATCCCAACAAGTTGGACAGACCAAGAGGTTGTAGTTTTTGGTCTTGATGATCTCTTTGCGCAGTTGCGTGAGCTTGAACCGAAAGTCGCAGCGGTCACACTGCGCAATCGCATTCTTGCCTGACGCAAACCGGTTGCCCATTTAGGTGCCGCTCCCGATGTACATCTGCC